CCTGCAGTGTTTCGAAGTCACTGGTGACCGGAAGGCTGTTCAGGATCATCTCTTCGGCCTGTTCGACCGTGATCCCGAGTTCATTGCACTTACTGAACGGGAACTTCGTAAACCGGTACTCGAACGGGTTCCCTGTCGCCTCGATCTCCAGCACATCGGACGTGCAGTCGAAGATCTCCAGAATGGTGCGGTACCAGGAAGAATAATCCACCTGCACTTTGTCCTTCATCTGGGCGATCTGGATCCGGATGCGGTAGAGCTCGTCCGAGTCACCATTCCTGGTCTCGCCGTAAATAGAGCCCCATACATCCAGAGCGGGGCCTTCCGCGTTTGTAACATCCGACGCTTCCCGGATATCATCCAATGTATCCTTGAAATCCTGTTTTGCTTCGCGGGCAAGTTCCAGTATCTTCCAGTTGTTGCTGGTATTCTCGGCCTTGTTGTAGTAGTCAGGAAGACGCGTTACCTTATTGCTCAGGTCCATGCTGTCACCTTCCTTTACACGCTTACAGTCTCGACCACGATGCAGGCAGTGCTGGTCTTGGCGATCTCTGTGGTGCTGACTGATATATCATTCTCCGACAGGCTGCCGGCAGAAGTCCCGATCTTCAGCTGTTCTACGTTGACCTTCCCGGTAACGCCCTTCAGGCAGGTATAGATATCGTTTCTGTATACCGTGGTATTGTTCGGCAGCGCGTTGATATGATCCTCAATAGCTTCTTTCGCTTCCGTGACGGATGCGTCAGACCAGTCGGAGTCCACCAGGAACTTCACATATACATAGATCAGTTTTTCCGTCATCCAGTCAAACTTGATCGTGTGCTGACGGCCCCACTCATCTTCCACCTGCACGGACACCCCGCCGACCGATTCCGTCAGGAGCGGCGCCTTTGAAAAGATCGCTTCCGCGATACTGTCCTGTAAGGATGAGGCCGCCAGAACTGACACGTGATAGGTCTTCGCCGGCAATCCTCCGGAAATATCGTCCATGGTGTTGTTGTAGTCGCAGCAGGCCGCCTTGACGCCGTCCACCTGGTAGAGAGCTCCGATGATGGCTGAATACGTGCCTGACCCGAGTGCGTTCCTGGCTGTGGCGTACTTCCGCCGGGCACTCACATCGCTTTCCGCGTCCTCTCCCACCAGTGTGATGATGGAACCGGAGATGCCGGTCACATTCGCGTTGGTGTATGTCACCGTATTGATGGCGCCTGCATCGACATTCCCGGCCGCCCCCAGCTCATCACATTCCACTGTTGTGGTTACGGTCCCGCCGGAGCCGATCACACAGTCGTTGATGGTGTGGAAGGTCACGGAACGGTCCTCCGTGGTCACACTGAAACCGGCAGGCACCTGGTATCCCACTGTTCCGGCGATGACGATATTGTGCTGCGCCGCCACGCCCGGCGAGACAGCGACACCCACATTCCGGCAGAGCGCCCGGAGGGCCTCTCCCCTGGCCGTCTGGTAGTTATAGGACAGGTAGATTTCCTCCATCTCCTCTTCAAGGTCCCTCTTATCCTCGCAGTTCAGACGGATATATTTTCCGAGCGGCGTATTCTCAGAGATATCAATGCTCTCCCCGAACAGCCGCTTCGCGCGTGCTATGTCAGTCTGCAGCCACTCATCATAAGTCAGACGATGATAGCCCTGTTCTGTAAAAGGCATACTTCATTCTCCTTTCATCGGTCAGTCATACTCCAGGGGTACGGCATACTCACTGCCGCCGTCCTGGATCCGGGCAGTGATCACTGCGTGCCTGTTGGTCTTTTCAATGTCCAAACTGAATTCCACGATTGCAGCAGTTTCACTGACCGTCTCCAGCGCAGCCTCAAGCTCCGCCCGGATATCGTCCTCATCAGGCATCTTCCGAAGGATCACGTGAAAGTCGATGCCCTCTGACGGATCGAGATTCCATTCTCCGCGGTTCGTAGACCAGACCGCCTGTACTTTCTGCACGAAGAGGGCCTCGTCTTCCGCCATATCTATCACATTGTCCGTGATGGACAGGTCATGCGGCCAGTCCCCGGTCACGGCAAAGCTCATGCTTTTCATTTCATCCTCCTCCGCTTAGAAGATCGCCACGATCACCGCGTCGCCCAGCTGGTGGTGAAGGTTGCCGACCCGGTCGGCGCTCTTCCCTTTCCAGGCGCCCCCCAGGGTCTGCTCCGCCACCACGCAGTAGACGATATCTCCCGCCTGGGGAGGCAGAAGCTTCGTCCAGTGCGTCGTGGTGCCTTCCACCGTCTCGGTCACCACCTCCGCTTTCCGGACGCTCTGAGGCACCGGTACCCCGTCCAGAGGAGCCGCCGGCGCGCCGTTAAAGTTGAACAGCGGCTGCACCTTCGCTGTAGTCCCGCTGCACGAGAGCACCTTCGCCGGGAATGCTGTATGGATCGCCGCGCCGTGCTGTGCGAACAGCGCGTTCATGGTTCCTGCTGCTGACATATCATCCCATCCTTATCGCCTTGACTGTAGTCGTGAACTCATCATCGTCCGCATTGTGAGATCCTTCCCGTACCTTGAACCGCCCGTTCACGTTCCGGCTGGTCACCTGCAGCGTACAGCCGGTGTAGATCCGGTGCTGGAGGAGCATCTTCACAGTGATGCCGTTGACCGTTTCCGTCTTCGCTTTCTCCCCGGCCTTCTTAGAAGCTTCGCTCTGCTCCAGGGTCTCCGTCTCCTGCCACTCCTCGACGGACAAGAGACCTGTATCAGCCTTCAGGTCAAAATATCCTTCCGTGACCGGAGTCCCAAGCGGGCAGACATACAGATTCGATTTGTTGATCCACGCGGATACGCCGCAGACCTGGGCATATTTCCGGATACCGTCCATCAGGGAACCGTTCACCTTGACCGGGTTCTCGAAGACATGATCCCGCGCCACCTGGAAGATCACGATCGGGATCCCCAGCCGGTTTGCGAGGTCCTGCAGGATCTGCGATCCGGAAGTGTTTGTCGGGAAGCTGATATCCTGAAGCTCCTGGTCCTTCTTGCTCTGGCAGTCGTTCGCCTTGATCTCGGTGATGTAATCCAGATCATCCCAGTAGGACCGGACGCTCACGATGGTCCCTGAGAGGATCTGCCCGGCAGAGTCTTTTTCATATCCGGCCTCTATCGTGACCGGCAGGTCCTTTTTGATCTGTCCCAGAGTGTTCTGTGAGAGGTTGTAGACTGTGATCACCGACTCGTTCAGCTCCGGGTCATCATCGAAAGGGACCTCAAAATCAATATCGTAGCCGTTGGTGTTCGACAGGATCAGGCTGTTGTTGATCGTGACTTTCTTTACCTGTCCGAACAGCCCGTCCAGATCTCCCGGCGCCACAGCATTTGAAAGCTGCTGCATGGACTGCAGAAGACCCGTGTTCTGCGGCGTCCGGTAGCTGTTCTTCTTAACTACTCTTGACACAGTGCCTCCTCTCCGTTGTCGATCCAGAGGAACACTTTTTCGCAGAAGGTCTCCTGGTTCACCACATCGGCCTCTCCGGAAAGATCAAGGGGGATGATGTCACAGGCCGGGAACTTCCCGTTGTTCTGCCACGCCTCGGCGAAGAGCGGCTGCCCGTATATCAGCGGCGAGTTGTAAACTACGGCCTGGCCGCCCTTGGAGAGTGTCACAGTATAGAAATCATGCAGTGTGTTGTAATCGAAACGCAGGTTAAAGATCCCTCCGGCCAGCTCGATGTCGAACTGGTATGGGATCAATTCTTTTTTTACAGGGACTCTGTCCGGAAGAATCATATGATCACCCCATTTTCAGCCTGGCGCCGACCTTCAGCGTCGAAAAATCCCCCGGTTTGGAGAAAGCATCCGGATTCATGGCCATGATCTCCTCACAGCTCTTTCCGTATTTCTTATACGGACCATTTACCAGGGACCAGACCGTGTCTCCTGCCTTCACGGCATGGTACTGGTCCTGCTGGTTATTGACCTCCACAGACTGCATGCCCGCATCAGCCAGCGGCTTGGTCTCCGGGGGCTGTGTCGTCTCCGGAGCTACATACGCGGGCTTCGCGACACGGACCTTCCGCAGGGTCATGGAAAAGCCGCAGCCGTTCTCGATATCCTTGGAGTAGCTGGGGGAGAAATCGCTTATCAGGCACTGTGTAAGCTTCGTCCTTCCGGAATACCGCACTGCCTTCCCGCTCTTCTCCCAGCCCTTGATCAGGGATACGATGCTCTTGTGGTTCCGTCCGGAGATGACCCCGCTTACAGAGATCGTTTCCGCGTCCGGGCGGACATGGTCCGTCAGGCTCTCGCCCTGCTCTACAGAGTGCTCCGAGGCCTGGATCGAGGTCTGGTTCTCTTCCTCAGACACAAACAGGTATACCCTGCGTGATCCTGTCAGATATGCCATAAAGCCTCCTTACCCCATTGCGTACCCGGCCTGACGGCCGAGATCACTAAAGGATTCATTCATCGCATCACGCACCCACTTCCGCACCTTCCTCTGGTTTGCCGGAGTCGCAGATGCCCCGTTCATGTTCAGGATGAACTGCGGAGCATAGCTGTTGTTGGTCGTTCTGCTGTTGTTGTTGGCGATCGTTGTCGTGCTGCCGCTTCCGCGTGCAGGATCCGCATATCCGCGGACCGTTCCGGCCAGATCCGCCGCTGAAGCGCGGACAAGGGGCCTCGTCTTGACCAGGCCCTTTGCCAGGCCCATACCGTAGAATCCGCCGCTCTCCTCACCAACCCGGGACGGACTGTGGATCTTCAAACTGCTGTTGATCGTGCTCTGCACGTCGTTGGCGATACCCTGGGCCTCCGCCATGATGGCGCCCCTGGAGTTGCGCAGGCCCTGTGCAAAGCCCTGTCCTGCCATCTCTCCGGAAGAGGTGAGGTCGATCCTGTCAAACGGCTCCTGGAACTCTTTCGTTGCAGTCTCCGCGGCGGTGACCATCATCGGCGTACCGGTGGAGGTCATCGTGGTGGAAAAACTCTGCGCGGCTGCCGTGCTGGTCTGCGTCATGGCAGTCTCTACCTGTGGAGTCGCGTCAGTAATGCCCGTTGCAATGCTTTCCGCGGTTACGGTACCGGCTTCCGCCGTCTCTGCCGCTCCGCCCGTAAACCAGCTCTTGATTCCGTCGATCAGTCCGCTCCCGAGCCCTTTCAGCACTCCGCCAAGAAGCCCAGGAAGGTTCTCAAGGATCTGCACAAGTCCCTCAAACATTGCCACAGCAAGCTCCGGCAGAGCACCTACCACCGCCGTGATCAGATCGTGGATGATGACCGGCCCCTGTGCCGCGATGATCGGGAGCGAGTTCACGATCCCCTGCCCTACGGAGCTCAGCACCTGGATGCCGAGGCTCAGGACATTCGGAAGCGCTCCGACAGCCCCCTGCATAAAGTTCATGATCGCGGAAATGCCCTGCGGAATAAGGGTGGGGATCATCGGCACGATACCGCCGATCACACTGGAGATCACATTCATGCCTGCTGAGAGCAGTCCGGGAAGCGCAGAACCGATCCCGGAAAGGACGGCGCCGACTACCTCAGCGCCCTTGCTGATGATCGAAGGCATCTGCCCTGCCGCGCCGTTCAGGAAGTTCGTTACCGCATTGATCCCCTGAGGGATCAGCCTGGGCGCGTTCCGGATGACACCGTCAGCCATCTTTCCGATCAGCTCTCCTCCGATCTTCAGGAAGCCGGGAAGCATTCCCTTCAGCGAAGCGATCACCCGTCCGGCTGTAGATGCCACGACCGGGATCAGTTCCGGAAGGAGCGTTGCCACACCGCTTACCACATCGGTCACGATATCGCCGACCATGGGGATAAGCTGCGGAGCCAGCTTGGAGATCATGCCAGTGACCATTTTAGGA